TGATGATTCTAATAGTTCAAATGATAGTGGTGATGATTCTGATGAAAATGATGACTCTGATGATTCTGATGAAAATGATGATTCTGATGAAAATGATGATTCTGATGATTCTAATAGTTCAAATGGTAGTGGTGGTGAATCAAAGCAAGATTCTACTGATACCGATGAATCTAAGGGTGATGCGAAAGGTACTAATGTTAAAGATCTTTCACAGGATCAGATAAATAAACTTAAAAAGCAAATTGATAAACAAAAAGATTTTCAAAATAACAAAACCAGTAAGAAGAAACTTTCTAAAGATGATAATAGTAGAGTAAGTGCCGCATCTGAAGCTGGTATTAGTGAAGTAATGGTTGGTTTTGATTATAAAGGAAATGGAGTACTTTCTAATAAAACCCCAATCTTAGTTATAAGAAACTTTAGTAAAAATCTGATTGATAGCGGATTGGTAACTATGATTAATACTAGCACTGAATACGCTCAAGCAAAACTTCAACCAGCTATAGATGAGGGTATTAGAATTGGAACTGTATTAGGTAAACGTTTGAAACTTCGTTCTGAAGAACGTTCTTTGACCACACCAAGAATGAAGAATGGTAAAATATCCAATAGACTTTTGCATGAATTGGGTATGGGTAATATGGATATATTTGAGCATACAGTTATTGATAAATATACACCAACAATAGTTCACATATCTATTGATGCTAGTTCATCAATGAATGGTGATAAATGGATTAATGCACAAACAGCGGCTATTTCAATAGCTAAAGCAGCATCAATGACATCTAATATGGATGTGGTAATATCATACCGAGCTACTCAGGGGTATAATAAAAAAACATTTAAACCTCTAATATTGATTGCCTACGATAGTAGAACGGATAAATTTAATAAAATTCAAAATTTATTTAAATATATTCGACCCACAGGTACTACACCAGAAGGTTTGTGTTTTGAAGCTATTATGAAAGAATTAATGAATAAAACTTCAAATGTAGATTCATACTTCATTAATTTTTCAGATGGACAGCCAATGTTCTCAAATAGTACTATTAACTATATAGGCACCTATGCATTAGAACATACGGCTACCCAAGTTAATAAAATGAGAAAAGCTGGTATTAAGGTTTTATCTTACTTCATCAGCTCGTTCGCTGAATATGGGTCTGAACAATTTAAATATATGTATGGTAAAGATTCTCAAACAATTGATGTAAAATCAGTTGTACAACTATCTAAGACCTTAAACAAACTGTTTGAGTAAATTTAACACAAAGATAACATTAGAAGTTTGGTAGTTAAAAAAACATTTACTACTTTAGTAGAGTAATTGAGAGAGAGTAATAAACAACAGTAAAAACACAAATTATGGCTAAAGCACAGCGTAGTGTATTTTTGAAAGTAATTCGTCGTGATAGCGGTGAATTGATACTGGTTGATTCCAGTGGAGCTGAATTTATGGTTCCTGAAATTAACGATAAGGGAACATCACTGTATCGTAGAGCGGTAGCAGCGGCTAACAATCCTACTAAGTATTGTTTCAAAGCCCGTGTAGTTGGTACATTATCAAATGGTTCATTATCATTTGGGCGTGTGCCTGGTAATAAATTCGATGATAGTGAACCTGTTACCAACTTCATTAAACCTGATGGTGGTTTGGAGAAATTTAAGATTAATAGTGAATCAACTGTTACTACTGAGCCAGTTGAACCACCTGTTAGTATGGATTTTTTATCATTTGTTCACTCAGATGCGATTGGGCTGAAACCCAAATCGCTGTTCATGAGTGAATTGAAGTGGAAATATCTCATCCGTAATATTCTTAGAGGTAAAAATATTATGATGACCGGACCGGCTGGGTGTGGTAAGACTATGGCCGCTAAAGCAGCCGCTAGTTCAATCAAAGGTTACAATATGGCAATCTTCAATCTTGGTTCTACTCAAGACCCTCGAACCACACTAATTGGTAATACCCAATTTGATGTTAAAAAAGGTACGGTATTTAACCCATCACCTTTCGTAAAAGCTATCCAAACACCAAATACGGTTGTTGTATTGGATGAGATTAGCAGAGCACACCCCGAAGCTCATAACATTCTAATGAGTGTTCTTGACCAAGGGCAACGGTATCTCCGTTTGGATGAAGCAGCTGATTCTCCTGTTATTAATGTGGCTGATGGTGTTTCATTCATCGCTTCCGCTAACATTGGTAATGAATACACAGCTACTCGTCAACTTGATAGAGCAATTGTAGACCGATTTACTATTATTGAAATGGATACTTTGAATACGGATGAAGAACATCAACTACTTTCAATGTTGTATCCTAATGTTCCATCGGATGTATTGTTATCAATCGCTGAGATTACTTCTATGACTCGAACTGAGGTTAAAAAAGAATCAGCTCAGCTAACTAATTCACTTTCAACTCGTACGGCTGTTGAGATTGGTTCTCTATTGCATGATGGATTTAGTTTGAGTGAAGCTGCTGAGATTACTATTTATCCAATGTTTGATGATGCTGGTGGTGCTCAATCTGAACGTACTTTCATCCGCCAGTATGTTCAAAAATTTGAAGATCCATTGGATAACCAAAAACTCTTCGGTAATCCAGATAATTTGGCTAACCCATTTTAATCACTCATCCTTAATAACATGCTCCCCACTATATGCGGGGAGCATTTTTGTATAAAAAAAGTTGTGTATTAACTTTTTTTTTCGTATATTACACTATAAACTAACAATTAAAAATAAAACTAATGAAGTATTACATCGCAAAAGTAAAAGTAATAACAGTTGATGATAAAGGTAAACCGAAGAAAACAACAGAGCTGTATTGTGTTTATGCAGTATCAGTAACCGATGCCGAAGCTAAAGTTTACAAAGCTTTAGAAAATATAGGTTTAGAATTTGAAGTAACTCACGTTAATGAAACTAAAATTATTCAAGTTTTAAATTAAAAGTAATAATATGAGTTATAACGAAGGTTCGGTAGTAGTATTTAGTGCGTTTGGTAAATTTAAAGTAGGTAAAGTTACTGAAAAAATACCAAATAAACGTGGATATAGGTATACAATACTAAGTGAGGATGGTAAAATATACTCAAATGTTATGGTAAATAGTACATCATCCGATGTGTACATTAGTAGAAATTTAACAGAATCATTTAATACATCAACGGATAATGGATAAGGCTAAATTTAAACGTATCAAAAATAAAGTATTAAAGCTATACCCCAATGCCAAGACTTCTGTTAATAGTAATGGTATGTATTATCTATCAGGAGTAGGTTCTCTGTTAGATGAATATATGATACCACCACAAAAAAGTGTTTATAATATTTGGAGTGTAGTTAGTGATATGATTAAGATAAACCAGAATATTCAGAGAACTCACCCAAATCGTATGAACTTGCAATTTGATGAAAAGAAATTTGAAAGAATTTCTAGCAGAAATAAACGTAATTAAATTACAGTTTATTTGATACTTTTTTATATTTATTGTAAATAACTAAACTTAAAATATAATGTTATGAAAAAGTATCCTTCAAAGCCAAGAGCTAGAATTAATCTCGGTGGTGCAACTACAGATAGAGATAGAGAACGGTTAAAGAAACTAGGAAAAAACTATAACTCAATTGATTTTTTAATGAGTGATTCCATAAACGAATCAAATCATATTGATAAATCAATACCAATTGGCACATTAGAGGTTGGTAATCATTCTATTGATTTAACTTGGTCTGAGTGTACAAAAATTATACAAACATTAGAGAACGCACAAACCACGCATAAACAAAAAATCCGCTTAGGTATTTTCTAATGAAAGTAAGTGAACTATTTAATGAGCTTTCCTCAGATGATTTGGATTTTGAGGAAGCTCGTAAAATAGCAGCATATAAAAAGTTCGATCATAAAAGTAAGAATTTATCATTAAATGAATATATAGATACCGTGCATATCACCACAACAAATTCAAGCAATCTAAGATTTTCAGAAAGGCTTATAATAGATAAGTATGTAAACTCTGACATAGCCGCTAGTTCTGAATATGTAGATAAAATGAATTCTAAATTGAAAGAACTTAAAAACTCAATTCCAAACAAATCAAATTCCAAACACATTCATTCGTTTTTAAATACTTTAATTAACCATTTGGAAAAGAACACACAGATTGTACCAAAAGAAGTTATCGAATACTTAAATACATTATACACTAAATACAAAGTGTAAGGAACGCATACTTAATACTTATATTATGAAAGTAAATACAATTGATGAGCCGTATAAGAGTGAAATAGTAGAAATAATGAAAAACGAAAATGACTCTACTAAACGACTTCACAAATTAAAGATATATATGCTTGAGAATGAGTATTTCAAATCACTTTATACAGATGTCGGTTGGTTGGCGTATTGTATTAATAATGAGTATAATAATTGTAAAGGTCTGTAATTATGCAAAGTAATGAATTTTGGGATGAAAGTGAATATACCTTCTTTTGTAAATTAACTGATAATGATAAACTTCTGTACATTTATGATTTATTCATTGGTGAATTTTTAGATGATTATATGGGTAATATAGAGTATAGTGAAGATGATTTACTAATTGAGGTTGAATTAGATGATGGTGATGAAAATGTATCAATAAAAATTGATACAGTTGAAGTAAAAGCGTTAACGGATGATAAGGCAAATCAAATTGCTATGAATATTATGCTAGATGGTATTATAATTACAAATCCAATAAAAAATCAAATTGAAGATCAAATTATACAGAAATATAAGTTAATAGGCGAAACTAATCCAATATCATTAAATTAATCTATTAAAATTTAACAATTATTTAACACTAAGGGCTTGGTTATTACAAGCCCTTTTTTTATCTTTACAAAGTAATAATGAGAGAGAGTTAGATAACCTAAAAACTAAATATGAGAATTAGCAGAAAATCAGTACTAACCGGCCATATTCACACTATGGAACTTGATGTTACTCAATCTCAGATTGATAAATGGCAAGGTGGTGAGTTGATACAAAATGTAATGCCAAACTTATCAGTCTCTGAACGTGAATTTTTGATAAATGGTATAACACCAAAAGAATGGGAAGACATATTTGGAACGTATGAAGATAACTAAAGATATATTAGATAGATATGTAACCTAAAACTAAAACAAAATGGAAGTAAACACTTTAGTACGACACAAAAAATTATCTACACTGGGAATTGGCTGTATTTCAAAAAAGCTATCAAAGCACGTTTATGTGAATTGGGGAACACATGATGTAAACAAACACAGCCCATCAGTATTAGAAGTTGTTGATACAAGTATGTGTGATACGATAAGCTTTCAAAAATTGAAAAGTATGACCATTACAAATATTAATGTAATACCTAGAGTTATTATAGGTAACGAAGTAAAGGAATACGTTGGTATTGGTTGGGTTTCGGTAAAGGTGGTACAAGAATCTGATTTAACAAAGTATCCAAGAGTTGTAGATTAAAAATTTAACAATTATTTAACACTAAGGGCTTGGTCATTCCAAGTCCTTTTTTTATCTTTACAAAGTAATAATGAGAGAGATGATGAAAACAGTAATATTTGATTTGGATGGTACATTGGCGTTGATTAATGAACGACGTACTTTGGCTACAAAACCAAATGGAAAAATTAATTGGAAGGTATTTTTCGACCCTTCTAACATCAGTTTGGATAAACCAAATATCCCAGTTATTGAAAGCTTTAAAGCTATGAAAGTTATGGGATATCGAGTTGGTATTTTCAGTGGGCGTGATTCTATTTCAAAGATAGAAACTCAAAAATGGTTGTATGATAATAACATTCATCCTGATTTTCTGAAAATGCGACCCGAAGGTTCATTTACGCCAGATGATGTTCTAAAAAAAGAATGGTTGGATGATGAACTATCAAATGGACATGATATTCTTTGTGTCTTTGATGATAGAGATAAGGTAGTTAAAATGTGGAGAGATAACGGTGTTACTTGTTTCCAAGTTGCTCCAGGTAATTTTTAAGATATGAAACAATTATTTTTACTAAGAGGTTTACCAGGTAGCGGTAAATCAACCCTTGCAAAAACATTGGGTGGAAGACACTTTGAAGCTGATATGTTTTTCGTTAAAGATGGTGAGTATAAGTTTGATGTAAACTATCTTAAAATGGCACATGAATGGTGTCAAACTATGGTTTGGGGTAATATGAAAGACCAAACTGATACTATTGTAGTTTCTAATACATTTACACAAGAATGGGAAATGAAGCCCTATTACGAAATGGCTGAAAGGTTCGGATATACAGTATTCTCATTAGTAGTTGAGAACCGACACGGTGGAATCAATGAGCACGGGGTTCCTGATGGAATTTTAGAGAAAATGGAAAACAGATTCGAATTAAAACTTAGATGAGGTGAATAAGATAGTAATACTTGGTGATATTCACGGACGAAATATCTGGAAATCAATTATCGAAAAAGAAAACCCAGATAAAGTAATCTTTATGGGGGATTATTTTGATTCCTTTATTATCACTTCGATTGAACAGCTAAATAACTTTAGGGATATTATCAATTTCAAAAGAAATTCTGAGAGGGAAGTTATACTACTTTACGGAAATCATGATCATCATTATATGAGAGTTGGTGAAACCTATAGTGGTTATCAAGCTCCAATGCAATTTGATTTTGAAAATGAATTAAGACAATGTATTAGAGAAAATCTAATTCAAATTGCATATACCTATGATGATTTGTTATTTACTCATGCTGGAGTAAGTACCGTATGGTTAGATAAGTGGTTACCAGAAACTACGATGGAAACTTTGGTTAATGATTTAAATGAATTACTTTTATATCAACCTAAAGCTTTTAACTTTGCAGGTTTTGACCCTTACGGTAATTCACAAATTTCAAGTCCCATTTGGATACGAATGACTTCACTATTGAGAAGTAATAGAAACCAGCCTATAAAGAAAACATACCGACAAGTAGTTGGGCATACTCAAGTAAATGAAATTAACCTTAATCACTATTCTAAAAATTTAGGTGGTAGGTACTTTATGGTAGATGCCTTAAATGCACGTCAATACCTAATCTATGAAAATAATGAGTTTAGAATAGGTACTATTTAAGTAAATTAACACAAATTTAATATGGAGGGCTTGTTTATGCTCCCCTTTTTTATTATCTTTAGATTCTAATCTAAACACCACCATATGGGAAATTTAGGATATGCTTGTATTAATATGACTTTAGGTAAAAGTGGTATTACTACCAATCGTAGTATGATTAAACGTACTTTCTTACAAAAAGGTATTTCATACGCATCTGAACTTGCACTTCAAAATGTAAGAGATTTACTTGAAATAATTAAATGGAATCAACGTAATGATATAAAGTTTTTCAGAATGTCATCTGGAGTTTTTCCTTGGTGTTCTGAATACAATCTATCAGAATTACCTGATTACAACCGTATTAGTAATTTACTATCAGGTGCTGGTACGCTTGTAGACAAATATAGTCAACGCATAACAACACATCCTGGTCCGTTCAATGTCTTACTATCCCCAAATGAAAATGTTGTAAAGAACACCATTAGAGAGCTTTCAGACCATGCTGATGTATTTGACCTTATGGGTCTGAGTAGAACACCTTACAATAAAATAAATATTCATTGTAATGGGGTTTATGGTGATAAGATTAAAGCTATGGATAGATTTTGTAAAAACTTTGAGTTACTACCAGAATCCGTCCAAAGCCGTCTTACTGTAGAAAATGATGATAAAGCTAGTATGTATTCTGTATTGGATTTAATGTACATACATCAACGTATTGGCATTCCAATTGTGTTTGATTACCATCATCATAAATTTTGTACTGGCAACCTTACTGAAGAAGAAGCATTGAAACTTGCAGCTTCAACATGGCCCAATGGTATCAAACCAGTAGTACATTATTCTGAATCCAAATCATTACATGAGAATAATAGTAGTATCAAACCTCAAGCTCATTCCGATTACATATCAGAGAGTATTAATACCTATGGGGTAGATGTTGATATAATGCTAGAGGTAAAGTGTAAAGAATTAGCTCTTTTGGATTACAGAAGCAAAAAAGCATGAATTCAGGTTTGGCTTGTTTAAATATCTTTAACTCTTTTAATTCCTTTTTCATATTTATTGTAGATGATTGTTTACATCATTTTAATATGATGATGATATTTTTAATATCTTCATTATATGTAATGATTAAAGAATCTAAAAAAGAGTCTTCTATAATTACAATTTAGAAAGTTAATGAAACTAAAAAAACATACAATTGTTAATAACTTTTTCAAAAAAAGTACATGGTTTATCATATTAATGATATTCAGCACACTATCACTAGCTACATCAGCTGCATATTACTCTATAATTGGACTTAGTTCATTATTTGCGGGTTCTAGTTATGAAGTTATGGTAATGGCATCTTCATTAGAATTTTCTAAATTAATAATTGCATCATACCTACATAATCATTGGAGTACAGCTGGATTGGTAAAGTGGTATCTAACTACAGCTTTACTAATACTGATGTTAATTACATCAGCTGGTATATATGGGTTTTTAACAGCTGCCTTTCAACAAACATCGGATAGATTAGAATTGATTGATAATAAGATTAAATTTATCGAATTAAAGCGTGATAGATTTAATAATGTGTTGGAATCATATAGATTGGAAAAAGAAGACTTAAATGTATCTATAGTAGAATTAACAAAAGGATTATCAAATAATACTATTCAATATAGGGATAAGGTAAGTGGTGAAATTATTACAACTACATCATCAGCTACACGAAAGGTATTAAGTGAGCAATTGAATTATATTAAGCAGCAAGAAATTGGTGTAAGAACGAATATTGAAATAATTACAGATTCGATTAATAAAATGGATTTTAAGATATTGGAACTACAGACTAATAATGATTTAGCATCAGATGTAGGCCCATTAAAATATATGGCTAAATTGTTGAACAAACCTATGAACTTAATTGTTAATTGGTTTACATTACTTATTGTTTTTGTATTCGATCCTTTAGCTATATCAATGGTTATAGCAGTAAATAAATTAATAAATTATGGAAAGTATGATAACACTACTAATATCAGTGATGGCATTGATAATCTCACTACTGTCGATATCAACAGTAATTTTAACAATCAAAGTGATAAACATGACAGAGATGTTTCAAAAAAAGCAAAAAACAATGAAAAAATCAAAGAAACAAACACAAATATAGGAAGAAGATATAGCGATTCAGTAGTTATGTCTGAAAATAGAAAATAATTTTTGATAATTCATATTTTATTCGTATATTTACATAATAATAAAAAATAAAGTTATGAGTGATTTATACAATGAAGGTATTACAAATACAACTTCAAATACAATACCATTAATATCTTCTGAAAACACAAAAGATAAGTGGTTTCAAGAATTTAGAGAATATGATTATGGTATTGATTTAAACGATGGTATAATTGTAGTTCAAGATGAAATTATATCAGGTCTTACATTTGAAGTTATACTAAAAGTAAGATTACTTAGAAAAGTTAATCCACAATTAAAGGCTATTACTATTTTATTGAATTCACCTGGCGGTGATGTAGTTGAAACATTATCTTTAATAGATTATATTCGTAATATCAATGATACTGATGGTATAAAAACTAATATAATTTGTAGAGGTTCTGCTATGAGTGCAGCTGCATTATTATTGGCTGCTGGGACTGGAGTTAGAGCTGCATCTAAGCATTCTAAAATTATGGTACACCAGCTTTCATCTTTCGCTATTGGTAAACTATCGGATATAAAATCCAATGCAAAGTTTGCTGAACAATTGGAAGATGATTGTAATACTATTATGGAAGAATGTACGAATAAAGATAAAAAATGGTGGGAGCAAAATCAACAAATTGATTATTTTTTAACAGCAAAAGATGCATTGGAATTGGGTATAATTGATAAAATCATATAAGTTATGGAATGGAATTACAAACCTTTGGGTGATAGAGTTGTCGTTGAAATTATTAAACGACATGATGAAAAAACGGCAGCTGGATTATACAAACCAGCTGGTTCTGAAAACACAATGATTGGTAAAGTTATTGCAGTTGGTAATGGGTTATTTACCCAAACGGGTGATAAAATACCAATGAGTGTTAGAGAAGGTGATACCGTTTTATTAGATGGAACTGGGTTCAAACATAGAAACGGAAAAGATACATATCACATTTACAGAGAAAGTGAATTGCTTTCTGTTTTAACATCAAGAGTATAAATTAAAAATTAAGTTATGATACACATTTTAAATGAAACGCAAATAAAAGATAATTACGATAAATTTCGTAAATTGATAAACCAAACTTTCACAGGTGATAGGTTAGATTCTCTTAATAAGATGTATGACCATCTTGAGGATAGAATTGTACTCACACCTGCATCTTCTATGGAACACTTCCACAACGCATTTGCTGGTGGATATATAGACCATATTCTCAGAGTTACGAGAAACGCAATTAAATTATATGATTTATATAATGAGTTGGGTATTGGGTTAGGCGAGTTTACAAAAGAGAATGTAATCTTCTCAGCACTACACCACGACTTAGGTAAGGTTGGTACGATGGATGAGAGTTGGTATCTTCCAAATGATTCACAATGGCATATTGAAAATCAAGGTAAAATATACAAAGCAAATCCTGATTTAAACTTTATGAACCTTACAGCTAGAACTTTTTGGTTATTAAATCAATTTGGTGTAAAAGTTGAAGAAAATGAATGGATTGCTATTCAACTTACCGATGGGTTGTACGATGAAGCTAATAAAGAATATTATATTTCATACGACCCTAACAAAGCTCTTAAATCATCATTCCCATACTTAATGCATCAGGCGGACATTATGGCGACTCGATACGAATGGGAGAGATGGAAGAAGCTAAAGAGTGGTGATACTACACCTCGAAACGTAGGTGGTAGACCCACTAAAAAGAAAAAGTTAGAAACTGTAAAAATGCCAGAGAAAATTGATTTCAAAAGTATTTTTGGCGAAGTAGAAGAATCTTAATTATGGAGTGGGGTATATTAATAATAGTGATTCTAATTTTATCATTTACTACAATTAACTTGCTGAATAAAAATGAAAAATTGGATGATTACAATGAAGAGTTACGGAAAACCGTAATTGATTTATATGATGCTATTGATACTGCATACAATCGTATGAAAGATATTGATACACTGGGTTCGTTTGAGGCTGATGATGAGAGTGGTTATGTTTTCAAAGAACTTAAAACTATAGTAGATGATTTAAAGGAGGAGTTTGGTGAGTATGGCGAAGAGGAAACGGAGTAAGAGATATTTTACAAATATAACAGAAATTGCTATAAACGCATATAATAATTGTGATGATAATTTATTGAAAAATAAAATCTACAATAGATTCATACATTATCCATTTGACAAATTAGCTGAGAATGTAATACATACCTACAAAACTTACTATTTTGATGATCCGTATGAAGATGTAAAAGCAAATGTAGTTGCGTTCTTAAATGAAAAAATTGATAGATTCGATGGTACAGCGGGTAGAGCATTCTCATATTTTACGGTGGTAGCTAGAAACTATTTGTTTAATGAGAACAATAGTAATTATGATAGAATGAAAAACAGAGATGATATCATGGCAATTGATACATCACGTAATGTTGTAAATGAAATTATATCAGATAGGATAAAGGAAGAAAGATCTGACTTTATGGACTACTATACGAGGTATATTGATTATCATTTAAATAATTTGTTTGATAGGGATAGAGATAGAAAGATAGCAGATTCAATTATTGAGTTATTTAAGAATAGAAATGATTTATATTCTTACAATAAGAAGGCTCTTTACATACTTATTAGAGAACGAACTGGAGTTCATACACAATATATAACAAAAGTTGTTGGTAAACTTAAACAGATTTACATAGAGTTATACAATGAATACTCTACTAATGGTAGTATAAGTTTGGAATATAAAACATTGAATTAAAGAAATGGATAAAGATACAGAATTATTTAAGGGAAAAACTTTTTCGGATATAATGAGTGATATCTACAATAATTCAAAAAAGAAAGATAGACAGTTAAAACTTCTTATAGCTCAATTAGAACCATTGGTTCAGAATATCGGTGATGCTACATTAGTAGTTCCATTGATTAAAGAGTATATGGAAGTATCCGTTAAAAATGATGAACAGATTGTAAAACTAGCAGCAATCGTTCAGAGAATGTTGAAAGATGTTAATTCTTCTGAGGGTGGTGATTTTTCAATATCAGAAGAAGAAAAGAAACAATTATTGGAAAACGCAAAAATGATTGATGAAAAAATAGATTCGCTTAAAGATGATGGAGATGAATAATGTTTTTACTTGGTACTGTAAAACAAATAAATTTAAGAGATGATAAGCCAGATGAATTGTATTCTATACAATGTTATCTACAAGGAATTGTAAACAAACCAATTACAGCATATCCATACGATTTATCATCAAAAAATATACCATTAATAAATGAGACTGTATTATTAGTACAAGCTCAGTCGGCTACTGCTTCTCCTGATGAGAGGCAGCAAAATAAAACATACTATTATCTTAATCCGTTATCATTACAACAGAGTGTTCATAATAATGCGCTAGTAGGTTCTAAAGATGTAGTAACACCTGATACAATTTCAGATTATTTATCAGTTCAAAATGGCTTAGCAAATGTTAGCACAAAAACCGTACCAAATCTTGGTGATGGGTTTGAAGAAAGAACTGATATAAATTCATTACAACCATATATAGGTGATGTTCTATTTGAAGGTAGGTTTGGTCATTCTCTTAGGTTTGGATATTCACCTAAAAATCCAAATACAACAAAGCAGATTAATTGGAGTTCAAATAAGGCTTCAGACCCGATTACCATATTATCAAATGGTAGAAATGGAAATACACCTTCTAAATTTATAGTAGAGGATGTTAATAAGGATTTATCATCTATCTATCTCACATCATCTCAAAAAATCAAATTAAAACCATCTCACAATTTTTCGCTTGGGGTAACACCACCAAATAACTATACTAAGCCTCAGATTATATTTAATTCGGATAGAATTATACTTAATTCAAAAACAGATTCAGTTCTAATCAGTGGTAACAAATCAGTAAACATATCAACACCTAATTGGAAGGCTGATATGGATAAGATGTTTACAATTTTAGAAAAGCTAATTGAACAATTGGCAGATTTAACATCAGGAGTTGCAACATTTGCAACATCAACAGGTGGAGTAACAGCCGCTGCGACAAATGTAGCTCAAGTTCAACAATTATTAACTGAATTAAAACAAATGTCTCAATGATAAAACTAAACAAATTGATATTTATATAAAATGTAATAGTATTATGAACGCAAAAGAATTAGCAAAACTTTTAGAAGTAGTAGTTAGAAAAGTGGTTAGAGAAGAATTAAAACCTATATTAACTGAGGTTAAAAAATCACGCAAGCCATTACTTTCTGAAAAACCAAATAAAAATAAACCATTATCAGAAATAATTGATAATGTACCTTTGAAGAAAAAACCCAATATGAATTTTTCAAAAAACTCTACACTTAATGATATACTATTGGAAACATATGATAGCGGTGAGTGGAAAAATTTAAATGGTAAAACATTTACATCAAACCAAGCTCAAGGTTTTGATAGAGCTACTATGGCTAGTATGTTGGGATATGGTGATGAACATAGTAGATTAAATAGTATGACACCAACTATTGATCCAGAAGGTAATCCGATGAATGTAAACTTAGAAGGAACTGCAATTGGTGATGCATTAACAAAAGATTATTCTCAGTTAATGAAAGCTATGAATGCTAAAAAAGGAAAGTAATAGGTGATACGAAAAAGGAAAGAATATAGATATAACCCTTTGGATTTAAATGATAATGTTGCGATTGGCGTAACATTACCATTTGGAAAAATAGGTGGTTTATTTAAGTTAAGTTATACAACTGAAGAACAATCTATATCAAACCTAAAAAATCTATTATTGACACGAAAGGGTGAGAGAGTTTTTCAACCAGAATTTGGGTCAGATGTATATTCTTTACTTTTTGAGCAGATATCAGATGATTTATCAGATAGATTGATAGAAAGTTTAACTGATGATATTAATTTATGGCTACCATATATAATTATTAATGATATTATTGTCGATGTAGATACTGATAGGAATTATGTAAGAATTCAATTAAAATTCTCAGTAACCGAACAGGGAGCTAATCAGCAAATAGTATTATTTATAGATTCGGCAGGAACAACTACTATAGAATAGGTAATATAATGGCAAACGCAGTTAAAAATGATTTAGTAAAGAAAGATGTAAATTTAATCAACCGAGATTTTGGTCAGTTTAGAAAAAATCTGATTGATTTTACCAAAACATATTTTCCAAATACCTATAATGATTTTAATGAATCATCACCTGGTATGATGTTTATTGAAATGGCATCATATATTGGTGATGTTCTTTCATTTTATACAGATACACAACTTAGAGAAAGTTTACTAACTTCAGCTGAAGAGAATAGAAATTTATTTAATCTCGCAGCTGCATATGGGTATAAACCAAAAAACTATATACCTGCTACAGTTAAATTGGATGTGTTTCAATTAGTACCATCAATTGGTAGTGGTGATAGTGTAAGACCTGATTACGATTACGCTATGAAAATAGAAGATGGTATGCAGGTTGGTTCATCTGAAAATAGAGATGTTAATTTCATAGTTCAAGGTGAAATTGATTTTTCAGTATCATCATCATTTAATCCAACCGAAGTATCTGTTTATCAAATAAATGAGTCTACAAATGAACCTATTTATTACCTTCTTAAAAAAACAGTAAAAGCTTCAAGTGGAACTTTAGAAACATCAACATTTACATTTGGTTCACCTAAGATATATGATAAGATTAAAATAGAAAATCCCAATCTAATTAGAATAAAGAGTATAACGGATTCCGATGGTGATGAATGGACTCACGTTCCATATTTAGCACAAGATACCGTTTTTCAACAAATAGAAAATAACGAAGATAATACATCTGAATATTCTCAATACAATGGTGATACCCCATATTTATTGAAATTGAAAAAAGTTCCAAAAAGGTTCATAACAAGATTAGAAGATAAGGGTGTAATGGTTATTCAGTTTGGTGCTGGTATATCGAATAACGCTGATGAAGAAATTATACCAAACCCAGATAATGTGGGTTCATCGTTATACAATATTGTTGGTGATTTAGACCAAGGTATTGACCCATCTAACTTCTTATATACAAAGACATATGGTGTAGCTCCAGCTAACACTACATTAACTGTTGAATACTTAGTCGGTAATGGTGTAGTAGATAATGTTTCTGCTAAAGATTTGACAAGTATAGTATCAGTAGTACCTACATTTAGAAATCAATCGAATTTGGATAGCGCTATTATACGATTTGTAGAAAGCTCATTAGCTGTAACAAATCCTGAACCAGCTAGGGGTGGTAGAAGTGAAGAGAGTATGGACGAAATTCGTAATAATGCAATGGCATTCTTTGCAGCACAAAATAGAACAGTTACCAAAGAAGATTATATAATGAGATGTTATGCATTACCACCTCAATTTGGGTCTGTTGCCAAAGCATATATTACACAAGATTACCAAATTGATAGTAAAACAAACAATACTATACCAAATCCATTGGCTCTAAATTTATACACATTGGGGTATGATTCAAATAAAAACTTAACACAATTAAACCCTGCTACTAAGAACAACATAAAAAATTACATATCATATTATAGAATGCTAACTGATGCAGTTAACATTAAAGATGCTTTCATCATAAACATTGGTATTGATTTTGAAATAATTACATTACCTGAATATAATTCAAATGAAGTACTACTGAGGTGTATTAACTCTATTACCGATTACTTTAATATTGATAATTGGAGAATAGGTGAACCAATACAACTATCTAAATTATATGTACTGTTAGATGGTGTTAAGGGGGTTCAGAGCGTAGTTCGTCCTGACAGGAATGGTGAAGGTGGGTTGAGGGTATTTAATCGTTTTAACGGTAACTATTCACCAAATAAATACAGTATCAGTAATGCTACTAAAAATGGTATTATATACCCAGCGAAAGATCCATCAATATTTGAAATTAAATTCCCTAAAAACGATATTAGAGGTAGGGTAGTAACTCAATCATTCTAAGGAGAGATAAGATGATATACAGAATATACGGTCAAAAAGATACTACCATTTATGAACAGAATCTTCGTAAAAATCAAAATACAGGTAATGATGAAATATTGGAGGTAACTAAGTTTTTTGATGAGGAGTTCAATACTACTTGGATTGGTAATAGTAGAATACTAGCTCAATTTGATTTAACATCATTATCAGCATCAATATCAAATGGAGAAATATCAGGTGAGAAAAAGTTCTACTTAAACTTAACATCTGTGGATGAAAACGA